AAGGCTGTAAGCCTACTGTCTCAGCATGTGCCGATCACTATTTTGCTTTCTGGTACGCCTGCACCTAATAATGAGCTGCAATACATACCGCAAATAAATCTGATCAACCCGTTATTGTTTGGCCGGAACATGCGGATACAGGAGGAGTTATGGGGATACAGGCCAAACCCAATGTATCCTAAATATATTACCAGACCAGAAAAGAAAGATGAGCTGTTAAAATTAGTAGAACAGGTTAGTATATCATGTAGGAAAGATGACGTGTTAGACCTACCGGAACAGCAGCACATCATAAGAAAGTTTGATCTGCTACCAGCAGAACTCAAGAAATACAAACAGCTTAAGAAAGATGCCCTGCTTGAGTTAGAAGACAATCAGAATATAACATTTGATCATCTTCTAACCGTTATTGGTAAGCTCAAACAGTTCACTGGAGGTCATGTTCTGGTTGAAGGCGTACCGCAAGAAGTATCGAAAAGTAAACTCCAGCAGTTAGAAACTCTCCTGGAAGAGATAGGAAACAATCAAATAGTAATATGGACAGAGTATCGAGCCGAGTCTGCTGCAATCAAGCAACTACTACCAGATGCAGTTATGGTTACTGGAGAGACACCGACTGATGAAAAAGCAGATGTCTTACAGAAATTCACATCTGGTCAGAAGCAGTATCTGATAACTAATCGTTGTTTGGCCTGGGGGTGCAGGTTACACATGGTGTCCTATGCAGTGTACTATTCGCTGCCGTTCAGCGCAGAGCAGTACATTCAGAGTCAAGCAAGAATACACAGGGCAGGGCAGACAAACAAATGTATATATTATTATTTACTTGCAAATAATACGGCAGATGTTATAGTTTACAAAACTCTGACTGAAAAATCAGAACAGTCAGAAGAGTTTTTAAAATATTTATCAAGCGTGAGGGTATAAATAATTATGAATAAAACATGTAACTTTCGTGACAAAAAAGAAACATACGAATTTAGTATTGGTGACAAAAAAGGTAGAACAATAATTTGGGGTAATAATTTTGCAAATGGCTTTACCGGATGTGTTTATAATTCAGAGATTAATAATTATTGGGTTTTTGATTGTATTATTATGAAAGATAAAGGTTTTATATTTGATTGGAAAAGAGATTGTAATTTTTCTTATAAGGGTACTTATGACTCAGCCTTTGAATTTAAAAGGGCATGTACAAAAAAAATAAAAAAAATAGCAAAAAGGCATGCTGAAAAATATTATATTCCAACTATATATCATTTCCCCCAGCTTTCAGATATGTATCTTTAGAAGAGCTAACATATAAAAAGGAAATTATACAAGAACATTATACAGCAAAGACCGCAAACGAGCAAGAAATTAAAAAAAATAGGAAAGAAATTGAAAAGTTAAAAAGAGCGGTACAAAAAATTGAAAATGAAATAAATAAAGTAATAGATTGGAAGAAAAAATAATAAGGGGATAAGATGTCAGATAAAACAAAAAAAGAAGCGCAGTTTAAGAAGTTCAATATTAGTGATCTTACATTAACATTAGAAGAGTATTCAAAACGATATATTGAGCCGGCATGTAAAATAAAAGTTCCAATCGAAAGTGTTAATTATAAGCATCTTTTGGGTGATATAACAGACAATCTAAGATTAGATAGAATAAAATTAGAAAATGAAATAATAAGAATTGATAACTCTGGAGAACTCTGCTACCTTTTTGCAAAAGTAATAGGTGGTAATATAGGAAAATTACAAGATGCTGTTATAGAGAAAGATTGGAGCGGTTATATTTGTTTCATGTTCTCCAGAGATGTACCTGAAGCAGATACAGAGAAACTCAGCGAAGTAATAAAAAATAAAAACAGCGTTGAGGAAGTATATAACAGAAAAATAAGATACGATGCAGATGCAGCGTTAAGGAATTATATAGCAAAAAAATAAAACACAATAAGGTAAAAAAGGTGATAAAAATGGGAAACAAAGTAAATAAAGTTATGTATCTTGATAACTATGACTTGTATCTTTGGGGTGAAATGAAGCCACAAAGTAAATTAGACGCATGTTTTGATCTAAGATCAGCCGAAAAAGATGCCGTGGTTATACCATCATATAAAGCCACTGGAATCTACTGCACAATGATACGCAACGGGTTTTGTGTAGACCTTCGTGATGGATACGAGCTGCTAATAAGACCACGGTCAGGGCTGGCAGTAAAGCATGGCGTGACATTAACAAACTGCGTTGGCACAGTCGATGCAGGGTATCATAATGAAGTTTGTACTTCACTGATTAATTTTTCAGATAAACCATATACAATTGAGCCAGGCGAAAGGATCAGCCAAGGTGCATTAAGATGCTATGGCTATCCTCATGCTGAATTAGTTATGGTTGATAATTTTGACAAAACAGGTAAGGATGGTTTTGGTGGTTCAGGGAGGTTTTAGATGTATATCAAAGCATTAGACAATAACCTTATGTGTCGTGGCATTCAGTATAAGATAGGCCAGACATATAAAGTAAGAAAAAATAGCCCTATGTCAAAGAAATTCTATTGTCATAAAAAACTTGAAGATACTATTGATTGGCTTGGTATGCCTGGTAGATACTGCGAAATAGAGTTATCGGGAGATGTCATACAGGATGGAGAGCTTGCTATAGTAAATGAAATAACAATAATTAGAGAGTTATTCCTGGATGAGCTAATAGAATTGGACGATACTGGAGAATGGTGTATGTATCGTGCCAGCAATGCAAATGATGACTTTCTTCTTAGGCTGAAAGATGAGATAATCAAGAAAGATCAGACTGGCCTCTGGTGTTTTCATTTCACAGTAAAATACCAGTCAAGGTTAAGTCAGAAAGTAATAAATGAACTACAGGATGCTGTAATACAAAGAGACTGGGAAGGAGACATTATAGAATTTTTTATAGATCATGTACATAGTGCTGACAAAGACAAATTAAAATCAGCTTTAAAAGACATAGTGAAGGATAAAATATGTTAAAACAAATGAACGACAAGGACTACTTCAGTATACCAGCCGTATCAAATTCTTTTCTGGTGCGTTCATCTAAGAGTTTGGCACATGCTGAAATTCCAATCACTCCTACACCGGCAATGAAATTAGGAACGATGATCCATAAGTACTTCCTTGAGCAGGAAGAGTTTGCCGAGACTTATATTCTGGAGTTACCAATAGATAAGCGAACAAAGAAATATAAGGATTTTAAAGAAGAAAATACTGAAAAAGTGTTGTATTCTATGCAAGACAAGGCTATGCTTGAGGGTATCGAAAATACAATGGCATCGTATCATCTTGCCAATGACAACCCTTTTGATGAAAATAAAAACACTCTGCCAGATATAAATATTAGAGATATTATCCGTGATAGCGAAACTGAAGTAGCTGGATTCTGGGAGCATGAAGGCGTTGCATGTAAGATGAAAATCGATGCTATCTATAATAAGACGCTATTGATTGATCTAAAAAAGACTTATGATATTGAACAGTTTAAATGGTCTGTAAAAAAATACCAGTACCATAGACAAGCTGCTTTTTATCTTTCTGGTTATAAAGCTATAACAAGTATTGATGCAGAGTTTATATTTTTGGCTGTAGAGTCATCAGCTCCTTATGGGGTTAAGGCGTTCCAATTGTCTGATACACTATTAAAACAGGGCAAAACAGAAAACAACCTTGCCTTGTGGGCATATAAAAACAGAAGCCAGAAAAAAGATAACAAAGTATATACTGATGGAGTAGAAACATTATGATAACAAAATATAGAATAGGTCGTAATTATTCACAAATTGTAAAAGTTGAGATTGAGAGAGAGACTAAAAAATTTATTTGGCTTCCAAGTGGGCATAGATGCCTGAAAGAGTCATCCGGATACTCTTATTATGATTCGATTGAGGCTGCAAAAATAGCAATTATTGTAGATTGTAATAATAAAATAAGACACCATCAAGCATATGTAAATTATTTTCAAGAATTGAAAAAAGACATTGAAAGGGAGGTAAAATAAAATGTTACCAAAAATAATACTATATACACCTACCCAGGCCAATGCTATTAAGGGGGATGTTTATATTCCAGTAATAGATGATACTTGGGATTATATATGTATTATCGAGGGCGGTATTTATGAGTTCAACTGGGACGCCAAAGGAATTGATAATTGTTGGTTATGCAAGAGAGTTACTAATCTTAGGTGTAATAATATTCCAAAAGGATGCACTTTTAATAATATAGCAGAGTCTTTTATAGACGGCTTTGAAAAAAAAATAATAACAAGACATAAAAAATATCTAAAACTAAATAAAGGAAAATAAAATAAAATGACAAAAGACGTAGCAGTAAAAGTAGAAACAAAAGACGTAGCAGTAGCACCATTTAGTACACCAGAAGACGTAATGGAAGATTTTAGCGTTGATGGTTTTCCTCAAATAACTCTTGATCATGGATCAGATAAATTTTCCGTTAATAACGAAGAGGCTGACAAGGTGGCAGGGTTTATTATTTCAGTTCAAAAAAGAAAATCATATTACAGTAAACCATATAAAGAAGGTGAAGCTGTAGAGCCAGATTGTTACAGCCTGAAATGTGATAAACCAGGAGCAGACTCAGTTAAGCCTCAATCAGAGTTTTGTGATGGTTGTCCTCAAAACGAGTGGGGCTCATCATCATCAGGAAAAGGGAAAGCATGTTCTGATCGTAGGTTACTACATTTGTTAATTGATGGCCAGGACTTAGTGCATGAACTAAGTGCCTCAGCATCATCTATAAAAAATATTGATAGTTTCGTATCTAAAATATCAACATCGGGAAAATACTATCAGTATGTACCAGTAGAAATAACTGCTGTACCTATGAGTAAGGTGTACAGTATTATTGCCATCAAGCCTGTAGGGTATATTGCTGACAATAAAAGTGTAACAAAATTGATAAGCAAAATATATACTGACAATAAAAAAGAAATGCTTGAAAGATTTTAAGTAGGAAGGAGGGAATTTGATAAAATAGAAAGTATAAACAAAATATTAAACAGCAGACTCCCCATAGGTTTGGGGAGTCACCCAACTAAAGAGGTAAGATTATGTCGATAGTTAAAATTTTAAATTTTTTCTTGAAAAAAAAAGTAGCTAAAAAAGTTTATTGTAATTATTGTAAGTATATTCGTAGGCAAAAATGTTCCAAAAATGTTCCATACCACAACACGCCATATCAAAAAATATATCATTATGTAGACTGCAATAAAAAAAATAAAAATAATGACTGTTGTGATTATGTTTTTCAGAATTACTTAGACTGGTAGTAAGGGGGGATAAAAAGTGATAATTAAAATCATTGGCAACCCTGGATCAGGCAAGACCACAAAATTGATAAAGATGATCGAGGAGCATCTAAGTGAGGAGCAGTATACACTAAGAGATTTGTGTGTGGTATCTTTTACCAGGGCAGCAGTATTTGAGGTAAAACAGAGAGTTATAAAATTTTATAGAGAGACAGAGGGTAGAGATTTAAACCCAAGCAGCTTAAACAATATAAAAACATTACACGGGTTCTGTTATTCACTTCTTGGCATGAGAGATAAGTTAGAAAACAAGAAAAACGATGATGACAGCGACAACGATAAAGAGTATAATACATTTGTACTAAACTCTTTAGTAGGTAAATTTATGAATACTTACCCACAGTTTAAAGACACCGCAACGTCTGGAATGAATACTAATATTGATGAGATTGTAGGATATGACTCAAGAATGAATTTTAATACAAGGGTTGAACTGATGTCTAATTTAGAATACCCTATGAAAAAATGGATGATTAGAGACAGGCAGTTTTTTGCAGCATGGAGCCGGTTTTGTATTAAGGAAAAAGTTGTTAACTTTTCATCAATGCTAAGATATACTTTGGCCAAAAAACTAACACCACGAGCGAAAGTATTATTTGTGGATGAAGCTCAAGACTTAACACCATTGCAGCTATCAATTATTAAGATGTGGAGCAAGAAGATGATGGATACTTATCTTATTGGGGATGTTAACCAAAGTATCTTTCGTTTTGCAGGGGCATCACCCCAAAAATATGAAGAGCTTGACGCCGAATCTCAAAATATGGGAGTAACATACAGAGTACCCAAGAAGGTGTTTGACTTTGCCAAAATATGTCTTGGTAGCGCGGCGTTCAACCCTGTGAACTGTGAGTCACATCCTAACTTACCAGAAGGAACAGTATCAATGGTTAGAGAGCCCGACATGTCTCTTCCTGGCAGTCATATGATATTATGTAGAACAAATAATCAGTTGTCAATGTGGAAAGACTATTTAAAAAAAAGAGATTGTTTGTGGTCTAACCCATATAAAGCGGACAAGACATCTGATCCTATGAAACTTAATAATGTAAGAGCCATCAAGACTGCATTCGATGTTCTTGGCAGAAAAGACGTTACCTTTGGTGATCTGCAAAACATACATAAAAATATATACAAGATGCCAGTAGTTGATAAGGTAAAAATACGCCTGATTGATAATGAAAACGCTAAAAGATTAAAAAATCAAGACCCATGGAAAGTATTAAAACTTAGCTTTGATGAAAATTTACCAATAACAGGATTAACTCCAGAGTTTTTTGAACTCTCTAATGATCTTGAAAATATATACAAAATATTTAAGCTTAAATCAAAAAATGAATTTGTAATATACTTAAAAGAAAAGATTAAAGACTTTGATTTTTTGTGTGACTTTATTTATAATGATATGACGATACCTACACTGGGGACAATGCACTCAGTTAAGGGAGCCGAAGCAGATCATGTATGGGTAGATATGTACATCTATAAACAACTGAATAAGAAGGCTATGTCAAGTAATAGCGTTGAAGATGACGAGCGTAGACTACTGTATGTGGCATGTACCAGGGCAAAGAAAACTCTTGGCCTTATAAATAGACAACATAATTATTCATATGTTATTAATCCAATATTATTAAAAGCAATCAAGGAAGGAAATATAAGATGAGCATCGAAAGTAATATCGAGTGTCCTGAACATTACACACAACATCCATCAGGTATAGAATGTATAGACATTATAAAGCATATGAATTTTTGTCTTGGTTCAGCAGTAAAATATATATGGAGGGCTGATCTAAAAGGTAATCCAATTCAGGATTTAAAAAAGGCTATTAAATTTTTAAAATTTGAAATTGAAACAAGGGAGAAAGCGCTTGAAAAATTATCATAAAGAACTTGACAAAGATTTTGAAATAAAAAATAAAGAAAGAAAAGAACTACCCCAAAGATTAAGTAAGATTAAAATTGATCATTATAAAGAACTTGATAAAGACTTCGAGGAATCGAAAAGATGAATAAAAATATAAAAAAACAACCAAAGGTTGCTACCCAATCAGAGATAATTACCAAAAAATTACTTGCAAATTTAATCAATAAAATTGATATAAAGACTATATCAATTAAAAAACCAGTATGCTTCAAGGAGAATAAGCCAATGAAAAAACAAAATGACTCAGCCTTCAAATTTACAAAGCTTACAAATGGGCATATTGTCGGTATATATGATTACAATGATCTCTATGAGGAGCTTGAAGAGTTTGAAGAGCTTAATAAAAATATAAGAAA